AAAACTTCGATAGTTACGGACTCAGGGACCTGTTGGTTATGGTCTTTCCGACCACGTAACCGTGCAGTGTCATTTCTGTTGTGCCGCTTTCTTTGCGTATTCACAGCAGATGCTCCTCTCTTGATTGAGTTGAAGCGATAGTACCGCTATTGCGAATACCATCATGATGCTCGTCATGCCGAGGACAAACACCGCCAAAAGAAGACCCGTAAGGGTATTTCTCTTAAAGGCGCCTGACTGGAGGGCAGATAGCTGAGCCCAGAGGCTTCCGAAGAAGCCCCGGGGCATCAGTAAATGCCTTCGAGCTTGACAAGCGTGTCGTTGATCAGGGTATTGCTCGGATCGAGCGCATCCTGAAGCATACCGACGATGTTCTTCCGTTCCTGAAGAGTCGACGTAGCGTCGAAGCTCAGGTCCAGAGTAGCAAACGCGGTACGCACAACAACGGGGGTTTCAATCCCGTTGGTGCCCGAAGAGGTCTGAACGACCGGCATAGTGAGCTTAAGAAAGCCCTTATACCGGCCACCAGCCGTCTTCTTCAACGCCACCTGCACGCGGTTTTCACCAACCGGGACGTCCTGAGTTTCGGCCAGCGTACCCATCCCCTGGGAAAGATCCCGGGGAGTGAACGTATGATCGACAGGAGTCGCGGCCCGGTCTGTGAGGACCAGGGAGTTCATGTTAGGCATTCATTGTCCTTTCATGGACACTGTTGTAGCTATGACTTTACTCAGCCAGATTACTGTGGAGTGTTTATTTCCACAGCTTCTGGATAAGGAGCTCAAAGCTAGTTACACCGTGTGCTAATGAAAAAGGTGATTTGACATACAGACCCACAGTGGGCCAGTTGTCATAACTCTTCCGCATCAAGTTGAACGTACGGTATTCGTTCAATCGGGGCGACCTCTTGGTCCACCCATTTGCGAAGTCGGGCAATTGCTCCGACGAAAACTCGCCTTCAAAGCGAGCTGAAGAGTAACCACCGATGTAATCTAGCCCTTGGGGTGCTACGAAACTATCCAGAACGCTGCCGATTGGAGTAATCCAGTCGACGACGAAGCTGAATGGTACGAGTTCCCACCCTAAAGAGAAGGGATTGGCTAGACCCAACTTCTGAGCAAGCGTATTGGCATTCGTTACTTTGCCATACAACTTGCTGTGGCCCGATAAGTCAACACCACCGTTTCTCTCAAAGCCATGCTTCGGAAGAATTGGTATGTGTCGACGCTCGAACCCACTATGGGCTGACATGATCAGTGCTGGTTTGCACTGCTCCTTGAACAGATTCATAGTGGAGTAGATATCCGAGGCCAAAGGTAACCATCCAAATTTCCATTCTAGCAGAGTATCTGCTACATGGCGGAGGCTACCCCGTCGGTTACGGAGATGCTTGGCCGCAAGGCCAAGGTTTCCGTGTTTGACGGCTCTGAGCGCACTAATAAAGTTAATAGTGTGCCCAGCTAAGGTTCGGAAGGTCCCTACAGCTTCACCGAGGTTTTCACCCCAGTTGGCTCTTCCATCTTTCAACTTGGACAGGCACTTAGCAAGTGCCTTGTTCTCGTCGTTATTTGGAAATGAGGGACCACCTCCTGAGACGGAATATGCTCCTTCCTCGAAGTCCCAATAAAATAGGTCTTCGCCGGATATGTAACTTTGCACTTGATGGATCGTATAAGGGTCTCCACGGTAGTTGAAGCCGTGTTCTTCCTTCTCGAAACCACCAGCGTGCTTAGTCACAGAGAGCACATGACGGGCGAACGGTGCTGGATCTCTCCAGACCGGACCAGCAGGACTGAGTAGCCTTTTAGGGCTCTCATGTTTGTCGCGTTGGCACTCATGCTCAAGATAAGAACTATAGCCCTCACTCGAGTCAACATACGGGTCACCCCAATAGTTGCTCGAATACGAGGAATGCCACGGTTCAGTCTTAAAGTACGAGTGTACTCCGACTTCATTTGTCCTTGCTTGTACTCCCATCGTAACGCCTTCTCAGGTTAGCCGTAAATACGGCGATCTGCCAGGTTATCGGCAGTTAACCGACCTTAGATTGAAGGTTACCAGTTGGACGTTGCGTCCGACTCAACCAGAGTCCTCAATCCAGAGGATCAGT